GGCGTTTTAGGCCAAGTTGGGGGGGCATAAGCCCCCCCTATGCGGTCAGAAACCGCACCACCGACGCTTGTGGGAAACCCGGCGCCGGACGGGGAAGAACATCCTCAAAAACGTACGTTCGCTGAACACTGATCCTGTAAAGAACCAGTGCAGACGGTCGTACCCGCATAAGGTCACCATTGACTTATGAGGCTTAGGGCATAGAACAGAGTATTCTAGTCTCTGTAGGGCGACGTTGTAACGCCGCCACCTCCCTAATTCTTCGAGGAAGCCTAGGGTATAGTAAAACTCAACCTCGACCTCGCGGTCGAGCCTCGGCACGAAAATATCGTGCCGAATGAGCCGATCTATACCTTCAGCTACGTTTATGTAACCTGCCTTCCAAAATGCACGTTGATACGCGCACCAAGAGGACAGGGCATTGCTGTTCTTCTTAAACGACGACAGTAGGGTACGGATTCGGATTGGAGTGACATCGACGCCATTATAGACGTCTAGGCCACAACTTTCACGGAACCCCCCTGTAATGCAGCACTTGCCCTTGTTGAACATAAGTCCAACAGTTGGGAAGTACTGGAGCAGTGCCTCATAGTCTTGAGAAGCACATATAATGTCATCGCCGTACACCTTGACTGTCTGGGCCGCCGCTTCACAGCGGGACGCCCAGTCATGGGGACGAGCTACTAGTCTTCGTGATGCATCCTTAGAGGGTTTGACCCTCTTCGAATACACACACGGTACATCGTAGCCGTAACCCATGTGGTGTACTAACACACTAACTGCCAGAGCGAAGAAGCAAAGCGCCTCAACGGGAAAGCAAACTGCTGACCCCATCGGCGCAAACTTCTTCATTCTCAAACAGCTGCCATCAGGCAGCCTCGTATCCCGCGACCTAGTCGCGAGGAGCAGAGGAAGGACATGAGTCTTCGCGAACAGCCGCTCGACAAGAGCTAAGCTAACGCGATCGCTCGCATCCTTCATGTCCAATGTAACCCACTGCCCTCCAATGGACCCATAACGGGCCCATCTTTGGTTAATGGATTGATCACGGAAGTTTATCCTCCCCCTTGTGAGGGGGTGAGCTTCCATGACCGAGACCAATTCCGCCATAATACCCTGTTGAAGGTATTGTAGCGTAGTCGGCTCACAGCTAATGACACGAGGGCCACGCGAATCCTTGGGCACGAACAGCACTTTTGCAGTGCCATGCGTGCTCTGTTTCCGCGTTTGCAAGTTGTGATAATTATCACAAGCCGCACTGAGAGACGGAACGCACCATTCAAAGAATGGAAATTCCTTCTCCGCCGTATCGATAAAATGGAGATTCTCCATTTTACAACACAGAGAGATACCCTCTGCGACTGAACCCGGGCCGTGCTTTGGAAGGATATTCTCCTTGTCAAAGCGTGATAGAACGCTGGCGATAATATCGCTAGCAGTATCAAGTACGGGGTCACTTCTGTCAATAACCTCCGGTAAGGAGGTGTCAAGCTCTACAAACGCTCGTGAGAACGTTTTGAGCTGATGGATGTCGAACGGCAGTTTAAGCTTGTAAAACAAGCCACATAACTGCCGCAGGTGTTTCAATGCCGACACCGACCTTACGGTCGGGTAGACGAGCTCGATGAGACTCCCAAGAAACTTGGGGATCCCGTCCTTCCGCAGGCCAAAGCCAGCGAAAGTAGGAGCTTGTCCAGTAGACAGGTAAGAATCGAGATCCTTACCCAAACGCGGAAGAACCTTCGTTAAAAACGATAGTCCTTCCGCTCTGAAACGCTGTTCAAGCGTTTCTTGATCTCGTGAGAGGTCTATGCCTAAACATTGAGCTATGTCTGCAAGCAGGAGTTGCGTTAGTTCGAGATAATACTCGTTCATGCTATTCTTGGCCCCCGGGACTTCTCCCAGGTAAGCCATCATAGCCGTCAACCGGCTTAACAGACCCCAACCAGTGGCATCAAGTCTGGCACACGCCAGATACTAGCGCCACTTTCTGGTAAACAATTGAACAGGAACCACCATACGTCCATAAACTACTTACGCGTAGAACGCGTACGTAGAAGCTCGTCCCAGATCGAGAAGATCCAGGAAGCGAGCCGAACGAACGTATCTAAGGAGAAGCTTTTCACAGCTATATCCTAAGGTTCGCCATTCAGCCAGTCCGTGATGTACGACGTCCCGGTAAAGTCGGATCCTGCAGTTCTTGCAGAAACCATGACATTATCGAGCGCCGACACCGCTGCATTCCTTGCGATGATGTCCTTAGCCGACGCAATGTCGACTTGGTCCACCACTTGGTATGCACTTGCCTTATACGTGACCGCGGGTGAAACCGAGGAGTCCACGTACGAAACGTCAACGCGATACATGCTGCGACGGCGCCCTGCTTTGGTCACATCGTGACTAACAGTGGCATCGAGCCTCAAACCAGGCGTAGTAACAGAGTTACCACGCCAGGTTGAAGAGGACTCCCCAGTTCCAACCTTATCCAGAGAAATATTCTCGGCAGTTGGACCGGTGCCTAACACACCATGAACTCGCGTAGTTGAAGGGTCGAGGATCATATTATGATTGACGGCTCTAACAATTACAGTTGACCACATCCTGGGTGGATGTAGATAATGATATCAGGCCCACTTAGACGCAGATTGCAGCCAGTTTCCGGGCACTTGCGTGCTCGAGATATACCGGCGCCTACCACTATTACGTGGTAGGGGCTTCGTCTTTATATGCGTCCTATTGGTGTTTGTAAACACCAGCGCAGTACCGGTAAGTACTTTATCAAGTAAATTCCGGGCCCAGCCTGAATACAGCAAGTCATCCTTCGAAGGAAGGTGACGATGCCGATAGAACCGCTTCCCCTCATACGTCACAGGCACAACTGCTTGCGACGGGGGAGAGGCGGTGATGTCTCCGATCGTATATGTGGCAGCACAGACCGTCACCTGAATAGGTGAGTAGGAAAATGCCGCCTCATGAATACGAAGCTCGACGGGATACGTAGCGACCGACAGCAGGTCATGCAGCCAGTCACCAACGCGCCAAAACCAATCAACTACAAAGCTGAAAGGAATGGCGTCCCATACGATCTGGGGGTCCATTGTGAGGCCAAAAGCCTCTAAATGAGCCCGTAGTTTTGCTTGTGCTAAAGAAACCTTAGGAAGGCCATACGAGTATTTAACAATACATCGGACAGGCATCTTTGTCGGATTCTTAATCGAACTGGTTGCGGCAATGGGCACAAGCCCATCGGCCACATTATCAGAGCATCGAATCACCGGACTAGACCCGTAAGGGCCATGGTCCACAGGTAGCACATCAAACAGGTCGCCGTACGAATTCAACTTCGTTCGGAAGTACCGAATAGTCCCTTCTCTTTCGAGAAGGAGCTTCAGTTGCTTCTGAGATTTACTCAGCGCCTGCCAGATGCTAATAACGTCTTGAATGAACGGTTTCCAACCGTACTTCAGGTTTAAGTGACCATTCGCTATGTTTAGTAGGAACGATAACTGACGTGACCAGATATGAAACATCCGCTTAAGATCGCGCAGTTCATGCACGAAATTAAGGATGGATATTTCTCGGTTTATAGAAACCACCTTCTGGAATCGGCTATAAGCCTTACCATACAGTTGTTCCCATTTTATCTGTCCCGATAGCAACCGCCACCCATCTTCAAAGGCACAGACCGTAGGCTCATTTAATGTAGCATCAAACCGAGAGGTTTGTTGCAGCACATAGAACCAGGGTCTGAACACAGTGCAACGAGGTACAGTCATATCCGTAGGACGTATGTAGGCTGGGTTATACCAGCTTACGGTCGGCGGGACTTCAGCAAACCTCGCAACGTACCTCCAATGAGCACACTCGTTAAAACGAGCAAGCTTGTCGGACGCATAGTCTAACGACTCACGCGATAGTACGATAGGAACTTCCTCTGACCAAATAATGTCAGGGTTATCCGGGGGCGGGGTGCAATAGAGCGAACCGTGGTATTCAAACCACCATTCACTCGCTCGCACTTTGCTTCGTTGTTTAATTGGCATAGTACAGAGGCCGGCCGGAGTGCCGG